AGATCGCCAGCAGACGCATTTTTATTAAAGTCTTTTGTCTGTAAATATGCCATTAATCTCTCCTAAACTATTTAGGAGAGTTTGGCAACTAGTAATTCCAGAGAAATTTAGGTATGCCACCGTTCTCTTGCCAAGCACGGTGTTTGTTTTGAAAGTTAGCTAATTTTTGTGCGTCTTCTTCAAAGAAGTATTTACCAACAATATTATTAGTTGGTTTTTCTAGTACATGCCAGAGTATTTTCTTACCCTCTTTGGCCATTTCTACTTTATATCTTAATTTTTTATCCAATTTATTAGGTCTTTTATCGCCTTTATGAAATCTGACTTTTTGCTTTTTCTTTACCATATCCAACTTATATAAGAGTAACGAATACCTTTTGTTACTGGTTCAACTTTATGAGGATACATGAAGTTACTAGGAAATATAATAATATCACCTTTAGCTAAATCTATTTTTTCGTCAATTAAAACAAATTCACCACCCTCATAATCATTATTTAAAACTCCTAATACACTCAATATTGGTATGCCTTTTCTTTCGCCATCAAACATTGAATGAATATGGTCTGCATGTAAGGCCATCTTTTTATTTTCTGCATACTTATTAAATCTTACATGAGAATAACCTTGATACTTGTCAAACCAAGGCATTCTTAATTCTTTTACATATCTAAATGCTGTATCATCAACTAATTTATTTAAATGATTTTTTGTTGATACATTACCCCAACTCATAGATAATTCTTGTGAGCCACTTCTAGGTTTATATTCATTTGTATTTGCATTATAAAAAGTATGTTCTTTAAAATCTAATTTACTCATTTCAGAAACGGTCTTATCGCATAAATCATTTGATACAACTGACTTATATAATTTAGAAAATGCTTTAACATCTAGGTGTTTCATAGTTTAAAATCACTAAACTTATTGTAAGCGTCCTCTTTTTCATCAACTTGATTAGCGTCAACTATTTCTTGAGCCTTTTGCTGTACATCATACAATCTCATTTTAGACCTGTCAACACCAACAATAAATGCACGATTTATACTAGGGTCATTGTATCTATTTTTTAATTGTTTAACTTTCATCTGACCTAATGCCTCTAACTCTTCGTTTGATATTAAGGCAAACATAAAGTCAGCAGTTGCTGGAAGACCAAAAGATTCAGAGGTATCTTCAAGACCAATATCAGTTGACACATAACCAGTTCTAGTAGTTTGTGTTGCACTAAAGATTGGTACATTAAACTCTACCGCTAAACCTCTTAGCTCTTCAGCAATTGCTTTGACATAAAAGTAAGATGAAATATTGCCACCTTTAAATCTACTTGAAGCACATATGTTTAAGTAATCAATAAAGATGACATCTGGTCTAAAAGATTTCTTTAGAGCCAATTCGTTCATCAACGATTTAAAATGTCCGCTATGAGCAGACGCCGTTGGATATTCTTTTATAACTAGTTGACCTTGTGTTTTTTCTCTTAACTTACTAATTTTACCCTCATATAATTGTTTAGGCATATCATGTAGGTCTTCCATGGTAACATCTAATAAGTTTGCGTCTATTCTTTCTGCAATTCTTTCCTCTGCCATTTCTAAAGATATATACAATACATTAAGACCTTGAAGTAAATAACTTGAAGCTAAATGACACATGAATAAAGACTTACCAACACCAGTACCAGCAAGAGCAATGTTAAGTGTTTTACTTGGTACACCACCCTTTGTAATTCTATTCATATAATCTAAATCAAATTGATATCTTTTCTCTTTTGTGTGATACCATTTAAATCTATCTTCAGCGTCTTCTATATAATCGTGACCAACTGACTTATCAAATGATACTGCTAATGCGTCTGATAAGATATGTGGTATTGCCTCTGCTGATTGTTTCTTATCTTTACCGTCTAATATTTTTATACCACTTAATACTGCGTTATGTACGGCTCTGTCTTTACAAAACTTTTCTGTTGTTTCAGTAAGCCATTTTTCATCTGACTCTGTATTTTCTATTTGATTTACATAATCTTTTAAATGATTTAGTTCTTCTTCATTAATATCTTTTCTTTGACCAAGTTCAATTAACATGGCGTCTTTTGTAGGAAGATTATTATACTTCTCTACAAATTTAAATATTTCACCATATAATAATTGCTCTACACGATTACCAAAATATTCCTCTTTGATAAAAGGTAAAACTTTTCTAGTGTAATCTTCATTAAAGAATAGACTAGATATTATTGTATTTTCAATCCTTGATTGCTGTACCATCTTTTAACTTTTCTTCTAATAATTCTAATAATATATCACCAATATAATCTATAAACTCTTCATTGTCAAGCAGGATTAAATTGTTAGGGTTTTTATCTACGGTGTAATCAAACTTCATAGGCAATCTGCCGTCAGGTAATTTTTCTGACTCTGGTGCAAATGCAACTCTACCATAATGGTAAATTACATCTTTGAATTTACCCTCTGTTAGTTTGACGCAAGAATAGTCTTTGCCCTCTTGTTGAGCAAAAACATATCTTCTATTCTTCTTGTCCGTAGGTGAATTTTTGTTTGGTGTGTTCATCAATTTTATCTAATACTTCCTTTGTAAAATATTTTTCAGGCTCAGTATTGATAGACTTACCAAAAACTTTTGTACCATCTGGTAGTTCATATCTTGTAGATACTTTCTTAAAGACACCAGCTTCTTCGCCTAGTTCTAAAAGACCATAGTATCTGTCAAGACCTGTTTTATAAGTTAGTCTTACATCTATTTGAGCATTTTCTTTTGTTATTCTTGATTTGTAATTTTTACAATGTATAATATTACCAACTACCTCTGTGCCATCTTTTTCTTTTCTTTTACCTAGATAGATGATTGATGAAGCGGCATATTTTAAACCTGAGCCGCCACCCATTTCTTTTTGTGGAAACATACTGCCAATCACATCATAAGTATGATTGGTCATTATCATAGGAACACCTGCTTGACCTAATTTCAAGGTCAACACTCTGAAAGTAGATTTAACAATTTGTGACCTTGTCATATCTCTTGTTTCTTTACCAGCAGCTGTATCTTCCATTTCTTTTGTAGTAGATAACATACCTAAACTATCTAATACAAACATCATAGGTTTTCTACTAGCTTCTGGTTGTTCCAAATATTTGTCTATAATTTTAATTGATTGACTTCTAAATTCTTGAACGGTTGCAACTGGCATAATGACTAATCTTTCACTATCTACACCACGACTTTCAACCATATCTTTTGATATTGCATTTTCTGATTCGAAATATATAACACCAGCGTCTTTGTCCATATCTAAAAAGGACTTAACAACACCTAATGCAAAGAAAGTTTTACCTGTAGCAGCTTCACCTGCTATTGCTGTAATACGATTATTTGGTAAACCACCATAAATTGAACCTGAAAGAAGAGCATTAAAAGAATATGAACCTGTATCAATAAAACTATCTACATCACCACCTGTAACACCATCTTTTGCTATTGTAGCAAACTCGTTACCTGTTTCTTTAATTATATCTTTTAGAAAGTTGCTCATACTCTATCATCTCCTTTTCATTAAAACTTATTGTATACCATTTTATACCCTCACTATACAGGAAATCTTTAACATTGTCAAGCTCCTGAGGTGGAAAATCATGGCTAATATAATCATTGTATCGCCTGTATATTGTGATTCTCATACTCTCGCCACATCTTCCTCATACTTATATATTTATTGTCTTTAGTTACTTTATCTCTATATGTCTTAAATATTCTAGCTGATATTGCTTTATCACTTGTAGACCAATCTTTTTCTTGTGGTCTTATATTACCATTCTTATCGTATTTCTTACCATCTTTGTGATTGGCATATCGTCTAGCTCTTGTAAAACCCATTTCTAAAAATTTTCTACACATATCCATACCAACAAAATCATTTAATGCTCTGTAATCTGCATACATAGAATATATTTGTACAGCACTTTTTACTGCAATCTTTGGTGTTTTAAATTTCCAGAATTTACATATATCATTTGTATAAGGTCTAACAAGCAATACACCTTGCTCACCTCTACCTATACGATATAGTTTTCTAGTTTCAAAGTCTGTAAAATCTAACTTTTTAAAATCTAATTTATAATCAAACTCAATCATCTTATAATATCAATCTTACTATCTCTAGTCCATATTTCTAGGTCTTTTCTTAAACGACCATCTTCTTTTAATTTATTATATCTTTTAGTAGCAAGTTTACGCCACCATTCTATAAGTTCATTGTCATAATATCTATCATAGTTTTGTGCTTTGATAATCTTATCTGTTTTACCATTTACTATATCTATAAAATTTTCTATACCATAATTAGATACATAATATCTTTTTCTTTCAGTTAATTGTTTTGCGTTTATAATAGTAGTATTAAAATTTTTAAGTTCATCACCGTCTAAAGTTCTTTTAACTAAACCAATAATAGCATTTGTAAGTTTTAGTTTTCTACTACTAGCATTTTCTGGTACTAGATGACCAGTTCTACTTTCAACATAGTTTTGTAAATCTTTAAATGGTTTACCATGTATCATAGGTATAAAATCACTATCAGTTAGACCTTTGTATCTTAACATTGGTTTCATACCATCATATTGACTTGCTGACTTTGAGTTACCATATAAACTGGTAGTTTCAAACATAACTAAATTCATATCATATTTTTTATTTAACATCTCTCTAACTTCATGTGAACAACATAAAGCGGCCAATAATTTACCACCTAGATAATTAAAACCAAATGGTTGTGTTGGCACAATAACAAACCCCATAATTGTAGTTTTGTTAAATGATGTAAGTTCAGGTACATTACCTAATAAATCATTTCGTGGTTTACAATTAATTACAGGTGAACCAAATCTCATAAAGCCCACAAACTTACCTGTATTCTTTTCTTTTACTGCAAGTTTTAAAGTTTTACCAGGTATAGAAACCATATTACTATGACTTGATATCATATTAATACAAGTGTCCCATATCTCATTGCCTAGTTCAACGACTTCTAAATCCATGACCTCTGGTGACATTGTAAAATCATCAAACATATCTGAATCTAAACCCATACCAGGCAAAGGCGCTGGTATAGTTTCTATTTGTGCCATCTTTTGGTCACGCATATATTGGTCTATTCTATTAAACTGACCAAAATAATCGTTAAATATATTTGCACAATGTAGTGCTTCTTCTCTAGTTAGGGTCTTCATTGTTCCACATCAATAATAATAACATTGGTACTATAACACACAATGCTGATAAAGTCAAGGCTATCAATAATGTCATACTTCATTCCCCCAATAGTCCCAATTTTTATAAGGTTTTTGTCTTGCAAATAACTCAATGTAAGGACCGTCCACGAGTCTTTCAATATCTTTATGAATAAGTGGTTTCTCGGAGTGTTTTCTTCTCTCTGATATAATTAATTGTGCCACATCTTTATGAATTCTTTTTGGTCTACCTTTTGTTGCAAGTAAACACATTTCAGGATTACCTCTTGTCCAGTATCCTAAACCTGTAAAAAATCCCATTGTATTTTTATTTGTCTTCGCCCATGTAAAACCTACGGTCTTATATGTAAAACCCCAGGCGTCTATAACTTTAAACGCCTGGTCTAATAATGGGTCAACAACCCACATTAAAAGGACTGAATCAGGTTTAGTAATGTCGCTAACAGGTAGATTACAAATGTCAGCGATACTAAGCACAGGATAATGTTTTTCAGGACTTCTATCCTTTCCTTTATCTGACCTCGTCT